GGGAATTTGAACTTATTTAATGCTGTATCAGTTTTCCATTCTTCTTTTGTGAAAGAATAGATACACTGTAGAGTTACACCTGAAGTAGAACCTGGGGAGGCGTTGCTTACAGCACCTGTGGTCTTTATTTCAATAGTCTTGGCGCCGGTATCAAAAACAACGTCAGTTGTTTGGGCTAATGAGTCTGGGTCAACTATTTTTGCCATAATTTATCTTACCATATCAAGGATTACTATAGTAACGCTCATCGTCAAGTTGGATAGATAGGTTTTCTGTCCCCGATGCGGGCAGGGTATAGAAAACAAGCCGATTCTGGAAGCCCTCAATATTGTGGACATTGATATAGGTTGCCGTCCCCCCTCCAGTGGTGAAGTTATACTGGGTCGTTCCGTCAGTAACGTTATCTTCCGCAAAAAGTATCTCCGTGTCCGAGACCCTTACAATCGTAACCTCGCAGTTTGCGGTTATTGTGGCACCAGCCGAATCAACGATGGTAATGTTCACTGTTGTGGATGCCTCAATCGAAACGCTATTGCCTGTCGGATTAAGAATCTTTGAGGTTACAGGGTTGGAAGTTCCTGACTTCAGGATTGTAAGTACACCAGACGATGCGGCAGCGGTGTAGTTTATGTCGTAGTCATTACCCGAAAAGGTAAGGTCGGTGTAGGTAAATGTCCCTTGGGCCGGGTGTTCAATAGCAGCTGGATTATTTGTTGCGTCAGTGTTGGCGTTGAAGGCACACCCCTTGATGTCAATAGATCCATTCCATTTCAAAGCTCCGATAGTGTCTGGGGTGTAACCTGAGAAAGTACATTTTCTGACAAAGGCATCGTTCACATCTACTTGATTCATATTGTTCCAGGAACAGCTAATGAGTTCTGCCGTATTGGTGCTTATTTTGTCAAACTTTGTCAGCCCACCGTCTTGGAAAATACAAGCATAGAATCCGTAAGAGTTTATATTAGAACCCAAGCAGTCAATCTGAAATGGGGTTGTTGCTTTATTTGCTGAACGGAAAACAATACCTGCGTTGCCTACCGCAGTTTCTCCAGTGCCTATCTTAGTGCCGAAGGATACTGTGGTATTAGCAGTGGAGTTTCCTTGAAGCGTAAGCGTGTAAAAATTACTCGGAACTTTAACATCTTTAAAAACTACAATTTGGCCTTTATCTGAAAAATAAGTATCTTCACCAGCGGTAGTTGAACCAACCGTTAGTTTTCCTTGAAGAAAATAAATTCCCTCAAACTTAGTCAGTATTCCGAATTTGTTATCTACATTGTCTTCAGCCGCCCAGATGTCAGCGAAGTCGGCCCCTTCTCCAGGGGTTGATGTTCCTCGCTTAATCCCGATGGAAGTTCCGTAACGAAATGCATCCCATTTGATAATTCCCTTAATAGCTAAGTTGACTCTATAGCCTATTTTCACAATCAGTGTTTTGTCAAAACCAGAGTCAGCCACATCAGGAGTCCTGTCACAATGAACAACATAAGGAGTCCAACCAGCAGAAGAAAGGGTATTAGCCCCGCCTATATACCACTCGGCGTTCCTAGCACTTGTATCTTGGGCACAAAGTCTTAAACCGCCATTCGCCGCAGTTTCCAACATTGCTAAGCGGGCAAAAGTAAGCCAGCCGATTATCATCTTACCAGTCATATCAACTTGAGTAACTGTTTCGTATCGGATGGCTTTGAGGCCAGCAGTGGACTCGGTAATAGAAAGACAACCAGTTCCCTGAATCTGTGAATCTTGGTCTAAGGTTCCAACCCCACTGTCCCAATCGTCGACTTCAGCCAAACTTATAGTTGTTAAATCGTGTGTAACTACTGGTAATGCCATGTTATTGAATAATTATCTGCCTTGTTTGGGACGCTATGGTGATGGTGTGTAACGGAAAATCAGTTACCAGTTCTCCTACTTTCTCAAGGTTAAGTACCCCCTCGTATTCGAGGTAGACATCGTATTCTGTCTCAGGCGAAGACATATCCTGCGGGTTAAGGTAAATATCCCCGAAGAACATGTCATCTTGGTATCGTGATTTAAGCTCTGCAGCTAAACTTTCAGCTTCTTGGATATTCATTGTGGTGTAGCTGTTGCCGCCATAATTAACTATAACTTAAACCTACCCTATCATTCCACACATTATCATAATATGTATTTCCATCGGCCCATGTTACTGATATTCCAGATGACTCATCAATTTTTTTGATCCTCCACACGGCGCCAGATTCCGCTGATCCTGGGGATGCTTCACCTACATAAGTGATACTTCCTGAAACAGATAACCTTAATGCGTAGATTGTCTCAGTTGGCTTAATAAATGATTGGGACATTAAGTTACCTCCACGCCGAATATATTAAAACTAAGCGTTGCATCTTCTGCATAAACCCTAATGACATCTGTAGCTGCTAAAGTCATCCCGATAGTGGCGATGTAAGTGTTATTTCCGGTTATCGCGACACCATAATGTATGTATTGCTCATTGCTATTTACAGCACCACCTACAGCCACTGATATCCTAAAAGTCGTAGCTGATGCACTCCTATTAGAAACTATGATCGAACTTACTGTAGTACTTGTCGAAGCCGGAACTGTATAAATATCGGTTAGTGTATCAGCTGACGGATCAGATTGTGCCAATACTTTGAATGTATCTGTCATTTCATGCCCCCATCGTTAAGAATACCCTAGAGATACTAGATTCCGTTGTCTGATTTGTAGCACCTGGAATAATGAACCCGACAGTCCCACTTTCTCCATTCTTACCAGGTTTACCCCTAAAACCTCTTGGCCCGATATCACCCTTCTCGCCCTTTTCTCCTCTATCCCCCTCGTCCCCTTTATCTCCCTTGTCCCCTTTCTCACCCTGTGGGCCAGATATTCCTTGTATACCTCTGTATCCCTGTAATCCTGTTTGTCCAGGTATCCCACGGTCACCTTTATCTCCTTTTTCACCCTTTTCTCCTGTATCGCCTTTTTGTCCCCCATCTCCCCTATCACCCTTATCTCCTTTTTCCCCATATTCACCTTTCTCACCCTCAAGTCCCATCTCCCCTCTATCCCCTCTTTCACCTTTTGCCCCTTCTATGATCTCAGGATCTGGTGGCAGGGTATAATCTTCTGCGAGTTCGAGTAATCCACTCTTCATTGAAGATCCGAAAGTACCATTGGGCTTCATCAATACAGTGAATACTCTCCCGCTAGTTGATTTAACGGATATTACATTACCATCTATAGATGTAATTATTCCCTCATATATCCTTGGAGATAGATTATCCTCCCCGGAATAACCTGTTACCCTATCACCTATACTAAGCCCCATTCTATTTGCCTCCTTTAATAAAATCGTCTGCTAGACTATTTTCCAAAGGATTCGGTTTATCCATCTGTTTAAACTCACTTAGTGTCCCCACCCTTTCTTTTAGATCCTTTGGAACTCCGGTGACCTCCGGTTTATCGACCTCAGTCCTGCTGATAGCCACCCAAATTCCTCTACACATATGGTGGAATTGTTCTATCTCGGCGATATCGTCCCCTGGATAGACGGATCTCCCATCAACCGAGAGACAGTAGTTGCAAGTTCTCGTATCCAAAATCTCACTCCTTTGGAGGCTGTGAATTACCTCAGGCCTACTATCGAATACACTGAACCTCCCTGTATTAATGGCCCCCACCATCGAGTTGCTCGAAGCGCGCGAAATCAACACGGCTACCTTAGTGGCGACTATTTCCTTTAGTGAGGCAGTTAATACTCCCTTAGCGGTTCCCTTCTCCATCAGGTCAGTGAGATTAAAGCTAACTTCAGATACCAAATCGTTCACCATTTTGTCAGCGATTGCCATGGATCTTGCCCTTGCAGCATTCTCGTAGATGGATTTAGTTATGGGAGCTTGGATATCTAGCTCATTTGAGGCGAGGATCTTACCTCTTTCAAATGCCTGGAGATACAGCTTATATATCTCGTCAGCAATCTCGTCTTTATACTTCGAAGCGTAGTTCGCCATTAGACTGGGATCGCCTAGGGATATGATCTGTTCAGCAAACTCGATTAGGGATTTCTTCTCCTCTTCGAGCAATTTGCCGATTGAAATGCCAAATTTAGCTTCCATATCGTCCATAGCCCTCTCAATCTTGCCTAGATCTATCCTACCCTCCGCGGCGGTCAGTTTTCTCCAGTAGGGCTTAAGGTTGTTATCGGGGGCCTCTGAAGCCTCAATCACTTCCTTCTTTTTTGTCTTATCCCCAACTTTGGCAGTAGTTTTGTCCTTGTCTTTAGCCGAAACCTTAGAATTAATCTTTGCATTGATGGTAGCCTTCGCTTCCTCTTGTTTTAGGAACTGCTTTTGCTCCTCTATCTTCTTCTCCTCAGCTTCTTCTCTGGATTCGATAATCTCCTCCTTGGTTTTCTCTGGCAATCCAGCGATCTCCCTTGCAAACATCTCATCGCCTTCATCAGTATTGACCACACCAGAGTCAATTAAATTCTTCAATCCTTCGGAGAATACCTTAATGTCAGTTTCTCTGATCCCAGTTACCCGTAGTTTGGGATATTCTTTCTGTTCACCAAAATTGATATCAACAAGCTGTTTTATAGCATGGGAACTGATAACATCGCAGATTTCCTCACCGTAGGCCTGGACAGCACTGTCAAAGTTCGTAGATAGTTTATCGGCCAAGGCATAAGAACCCGCCGTCTCTTGTCCCAACACAATGTGGGGGGCGAGGACATTAATGGCGATCTCCCAATTCTTCCGTTTGATTGCCTCCGAGGGGTCTTTGGTTTGCGACCCATGCATATCCAGCATCTCGGCATCGAACCCATTGGGAAGGAGGAGAAAAGATTTCTCGTTAGCCCGGAGATTCTTCAACAGGGATTCGATCTTGGAAACATCATCAGGTTTGGCGTTAACGGGCATAATCGACTTAGGAATGCCCACACCCTGTCTCTCGTAGGCTATTGCCTCAATCTTCTCTAACGCCTCCTTGAAGAACCAGGGCTTGTAGGCGGAACGTAGAAGGGAAACGCCGCGCCAGTTATCCCCCTCTTTCTCGTGGGCGAATATTAATAATTTTTCGATAGGGATTTCTGGGTCAGTCCCGCCCTTGCCAATGGCATCACCCGATAGCGATTGAACGATTCCGGGCTTGCCATCACCAAGTTGGAACTTAACAATGCTACTCTGACTTCTAAACGCCCACTTGTCCCATACAATCTTCCCCTCCCTTTCAATAAACACCTTCTCGAATACGGAAAAGCCAAAGGGGAGCATGGTGAGAATAAGCCGAATTCTCTCCGCCCAGGGATTGGAGGGATAATCGAAGAGCGCGGCCTTAACAAATTCAGTAATCTCGTCATCGTTAGAAGCTCCCTTAGGTGGCTCTATATACCATTTTCCCTGCCGCAACTTCAATTCTACCGCCTTCAATGAGGCGCGGACGACCGGATCTGACCTCCGCATCCGGTTGAAGATGGTAAGCCCCCCTTGTCCGAACTCCGTATCTAGCTTTGACTTATATTCCTCATCGACAATCGTGCCATCCCATACTCTGGTTCCGCTGCCGCCGATCTCACCACTCGAGGTCCGCTGGAATCTTCTAACCGTATTAACTACCCTATCTAACAGGCTTCCTGCCATTAAAATGTTTCTCCTTGTAATCCGCCAGTAAATGTACTGTCTTTCTTGGTCATATTATCAGATAAACCGCCGGAGGCACCGAGAGGAAAAAGGTTCACAATAAGATAACGTAAGGCATCAGGGCCGTGGTCGAACTTCTTGTCGGGTGTGTCCGCGTACGTCCCATCAGTATTCCGTTTGTAGTGATATGATAGTAGCTCGCCGATAAGCTCCGTGCAGTGGCTAACCACCTTCAGTTGCCTATCGATGATTAATCTTCGCATTATGGGGATTCCGTTGTCAATCTTACGCATCTCAGGGTCAGTCTGGGTCTGGATTCTTGCTCCGCTATGCGCCCTATCGTCAATCTCAGCCGGATCAGCCGGATCGGGAAACCAGGCCTCTATCTTGGGAATACCTAGGTCCCGCCCGGATTTTACGCCCCAGTCGTTTAAATGCCTAATCACCTCCGGTTCAATCTCACGCCAGGTCTTGCCCCTTGAATAGATCTCATCGAATACCACCATCTGCTTTCCACTGGTGGCTTGGACTAACAGAACTACATCGGGATGGTCCTCGGAGAAGCCAAAGTCCTCAGCTACATAGACTGGGGCATATTTATCGAGTTGGAACTTCTTAGAATCAATGAGATTCTGCCCCTCGATGTTCTCAAATGGATATACTAGCCCAGTCCTTTCGGGCCTTAAGCAGAGCCACTGTGCCTCCCATACCTCTGGGTCGAGATTCCTCTTGGCACGGATGACATCATCAACGGAGATAAAACCAGAGTCCCTCTTGGTATAGACTTCCTCCGGTGCCTCGGGGAAGATCTGCCTAAATTCCTCCTTTCTATCTTCGGGGATTGGCTCGATTGTTTCCCATACACAGAATGTGTATACCTTCAGATCTCTCTCGGTGGCCTCATTGATCAGTCTACCCATCACTCCTTGGGCATACTTCTGGGTGGAAGTGATGAAGTTCTGGCCCTTGATCTTTTTACTGCTCCTCGCCATGGAAAAAGATTCTTGGAGTAAAGCCCAGTCTGATAATTCGACCTCATCAAAGTGGAATTTATGGGGATGTGGGGAGTTCAATCCACGGGTAGTCCCGGATATGATCTCAACCCGTGATCCAGTCTTAAAATCTGTCCGGCTGATAAGACTCTCCCCTAAGATATCCAATGCCTCCGAATCCTTGTGACACAAATCGCCAAAATACCGATAACACTTCTTTGCTTGTTCTTGAATTGCGCCTGCATTGGCGGACTCACAACCAGGCTTGGCAAGGGAGTTGGCGAATAGGAGATCAGCGGATATAGTAGTTTTGCCCCCGGACCGATTGGCTTTTAACAATCCGTTAGATACCCTTTCAAAGAACATATCAGCAAATACATCAAAGGGGGCGGAGTGGCGCAGGCAGGTTCTAACCCTGGGGATATTGCGGTTAAACTTTTCTATAAAATAAAGGTGGAGCCCATCCCTTGCCTCCTGAATTGCATCAGGAGTACCTAGTTGGTAAAGTTTATAGGCGGCCTCAAGGGTTCGCATCGTCCTCCTCGCCAAACCTATCTATCAACTGTGGCCCAAACTTCTCCTTTACATTCAACACCCACCTCTTAATCCCCTCCGGTGTGTCATCTACCGGGTCGATGGAAGCGGATAGTTCTTTAGGCAGAAATGCGGAGATTAATTCCTTCCCGGCTCTTAGCGCGGATAATGCTTCCTTATAGTCGCCTGGACTCAGGTGTTCCTCTTTGATAGCCGTCAACCCCTGCCCTACAATAAAGATCCCGGCCTTGACCATATCAACTGTGGTTTTGACTGATATCTTTTGTAAATCTTTTAGGGCTTCTTTCTGCAAGTCATCAGCAAACTTTCTTTTACTATCAGTCCACTTCTCCTTTGCTGCCCGTTTCTCTACTGAACTCCTTGTAATGTGATACTCGTCCGCCAACTTTTGGAAGGTTGCAAATTGATCAGTGATATATTTTGTCTTAATTGGGGCCCAATCGATAGTCTTATCAGCCATTGAACTTCCTCCTCTTCTCCTCGATTAGCCAACTCCTTAACTTCTTGTGATTCGAAAATAGTTCCTTCGGCGAGATGGCAAGCTCCTTGCCCATAAAAAAGTCCCTTGATACTCTTTCAAACTCTGCAGTGGGGCCAGTAAAGACGAAAGTCCCGAACCAAGTCCCGTCCTCCTGCTTCTCCCATTCTAATCTGTCGATTTCGTATCCTAGGGTAAGGAGGGTAGATGATAATTCATGGTCCCTCGTGGGGAATGGGACAGGTTCGGACATTATTTCTTTACCTCCTCTATCTTACTTGCTTGTTCTGGGGTAATAATCTTCTTTCGTTCCAACTCAGCTAACTCCTCCTTACTCGGGACCTTGATGCTCGATACGTCTATCTCCCCCTTATGTAGATCAATACTCCTAATCTTCATCTTAATAAGCCCGTGGTTCAACAGTAACGTCCTTATGAGCGAACCCTTATACAGAGTCAAACTCTTCAGGGCGGTAGAACAGGCACTCGCCACGCCCTGGTTAAAATTGATTGAATCCTCAATATTAATCAGCTCATCTTTCTCTTCGGGCTCCAACTTTATAATCATACTTTCATCCTCTCCCTTAGCAGGTCGGAATTACCGTCCATAGTGAAATCGGTAGAGGCCCCCCCGGAGATACCACCCCCCACAGCGGATCGTAAACCCGTAACCATTCCCCTAATATCTCCAATCTTTGACGATAGAATAGAAGCATCCTTACCGGCATTATCCTTGATCTCCTCTACCGGGGGCAAGTCATAGCAGACGACAGGAACATTGGCATGGCAGCCCTCAATCACCCACATCCCATAACCCTCAAAGCGTGAGGTCGACAGGATTGCCCGGGAGGAATACATAATATAGAACTTCTCTAAATCGCTGATAGCGCTATGAAAATCAATATGCTCCGCCAACCCCATCTCGTTTGCCTTGCGCTCGATCTCCGTAGGATCATCGGTGATGATCTGGAGCCTATATCCTTTATCGTATAGCTTGGATCGCCTGAAGACATCCAAAGTCTCCCCCCACCTCTTACGGGCAACGCTCCTAGAGACCGACATAACCCATCTCCTATCCTTTATCCCCTCGCCTTCCTCCTCAAAGTATTTCGCGGGTCGGCTGTTCACATAGGGAGGTAGTACCAACACTTTATCCTCCCCGACCCCAAACCATTTCGCTACGCCCTTAACCGCATTTTTAGTAGAAACCGAGAACATTACTCGGCTTTGCATCTTTAGCTTTCTCATATTCTCCCTGAGCGAATTCGGGGCGATAACCTCCTTTCCTATCTCCTTCTCCGGCACTAACCTCTCCAACCAGTGGGGAGGATCAAAT